CCAAGTGCTTGGCATAGGTCTGGCCGATACGGATGTGGTCACCATCTTCCACGAGCACCTTCGTGAGCGCGAACGCAAGGCCGTAGACCTTGTAGACGTAACGCTGCAAGAAGAGCACGCCGCCAGCGTCATACGTGACAGCGGTGCCGTCCGGAAGTTCCGGAGCAGCGCCGAATCCGTACAGAACCGGCTCTTCGTGGTAGTTGCGGGGAATGCCCTGCTGCTGGACGAAGACTTGCTTCCACTCGTCAGCACGCTGGTCATAAACGCCATCGAAAGCCTCGTTAAGAATAGGCTCGACGATGGAACGAAAGTCAGTACTACGCATTGGGACTGCCATGTTCTAGTCCTCCTTAAATGGCTACGCGGTCAGCGACAAACTGGTGCTCGCTGATCTGGACTTGAACAACGACATAAGCGTCTCCCCAGTTGTTGTTGACATCCGGCTGGAGGTTAACAACACGGCAAAGAGCGCTTCCCGAAGTGGTCTTGGAAGCAACGTCCAACATAGCCGCAGAGAGGCCAGTCGTCGTGCTACCAGCGGTCACACTGTCAAAGTCCATCTGGGAACCAATATCCGCAATCGTCAAGGTCGCATCCGATTGGATCTCGTAGACGATAGCCGGATCGGTCGTCACATAAGCAATGATGTCCGTGGCAGAAGTGCCAGCGGTCCACTTGTTGCTAACGCGGCGGCGACCATCGGTATCGGTGAACTCGACACCCATGAACGAACCCACGAACGGGGTACTGGCACCAGCAGCCTGAATGTTGCCCGTGGCACTAATCAGGACTGGCTGGAACTGGAGAATGTTGGCGTTGTAGCCCGACTCAATAGTCATCGCGACGGGACGAACAACTCCCGACGGATGAAAAGCCGGACGCAGGCCAAAAGCTGCACTGGTCGAAGGCATAATTTAAATCCTCACAAAACGTAATTGCTAATTACGCCCACTCTATTGGTGCGCGTACCTTAGCGGAATCCCGTATTGCCGACATGCCATCACCTTCGTCCACTCTTGAACCAGCACGTTCAGCCTGCTCACGCATACGCTCATTCGTGCCGACCAGCCGTTCTTCTTCCTCATTGGGGGCATCGAAGTGCACCGCCTGCATGTACTTTTTGTACAGCGAAAGAGGAAGCTTGAACGCAAGCATCTCGTTGACTCCAACAAAACCTGTCCATTCGCCAGTCTTAATCGAACAGTATTCCCAACCGGGAACCTCTTCGGGTTTAATCGGCTCATAACCCAGCCGAATGCGAGCCTGAATCGAATCTCTCGGATTTGTGGTGGTCAACCAGCAAGTGTGGTAACCCGGAATCTTTGGCAGATCAGGCAACGCGGCCTGAATAAACTGCTGTCGAAACATCTCAACTCGGGCATCGTCTGACAACTCTCGGTTCTCAGTTGCTGCGCGATCATACGCAAGCCGATTTTCCCGCCCTTCGCCAAGAACTTTCTTCAGTCTTTCGTCGCTCATGATAACTCGCTCCCTTTTTTAGCGAGAAGAAGAATTACGATCATATTCAGCATAACGCTTTATGTAGCGTTGACGCAACTCTGGGTTATCCCAGACGCCTGCATCTATGAGCGCCTGCTTGCGCTCAGGGCTGATATAAACCTCTTTTCGGGTAGACGGCGCGGCATATTCGCGCTTACCACCCACCGGGGGACCGCCCCGTTTCGCAGCCGGTTTGGCTTTTTCCATCGGGGTATCCTCTGCATATCGGTGCGGTAGACGCTTTGCTACGCGGTTATCCAGCTCAATCCAGTAATCTTCCGAAGCCGGGTTAAAGCCCTCAGCGGCAAGACGCTGGTCGATGACCTTCACAATGGCCGAATCCTCATCCTTGCCGGACGGGTCGTACCAGTTGTTGGCCTGAACCCACTCTTGGGCATACGCAGCCACGCGGGGATCTTTCTGGGGCTTAGCCGGTTGGCGGGGCTTCTCAGCCTCTTCCTTCACCGCTTTCAATTGACGCGCACGCTCTAAAGCCTGATCACGGATCTGAAGTGCCTTGGTGACATCTTCGCCCTGACCCTGCTCAATGGCCTTTGCCATGATGCGCTCAGCTAACTGGGCTTCGTTAAGAGCCTCGTTCAGCTTCTGGTCAACCGCACTGAGATTGAACTGAGAAGTCTGCTTTTCGACGCTTGATAAGCGGCGCTTGAACTCCTCATTCTCCGCACGCAGGAACGCCAGCTCGCGCTCTTTGTGCTCGATTGCAGCACGACGACGGAACTTGCGGTTCTGACGCTGAGCACGCTTCTCTTCAGGCGTTAGCTGCTTTTTCGAGCCTTTGCCTTCATCTTCTTCAGAATCTTCTTCGGAGAGTCGGGCGTCTTCTTGATAGTCGTCGTCGGAGTCGGCGTCACTATCATCTGATCCTTGCGCAACTTGCCCAGAAGGCTCTTCACCTTCCACTTCAGGTTGATCCACAGGAGTTTCAACTGCCACATATTCTTCCACTCCCTTGTCATCATCTTCTGATAACACGTTGTCTTTAGCCATGATTTAACCCTCAGATAAACGCTTTGATGGCAAGCGGGTCACCCACTACACCACCCACGATGTCGAGATCGTTAAAGATTACAAACAGGGCTTCTTCTTCCCCGTCGTTGCCAAAGGGCACCTTCCAACGATCACCGCCGTACTTTGGTACACGGACGAATTCGCCCTCTTTGCACCAATTACCTTCCGGCCAAGATTCCATCGTGTTGCGATTCTTGAAGGCCAACGGCCCAAGCTTTACAACTTTTGCGATCTGAGTATTCCAGATCTCTGTCTCACGAGTTTCGGTATGCAAAATAATGCCACCAGCAGAAGTCTTTTTTGCTGAGCGAATCTGCACGAGGACTCGCGAACCAAACGGAATCAAACCCGGCTCTACACTAGGAAAAGCCTCTTCCAAACTAGACATTTAGAACTCCTCTCCGTCTTCCTCGTCAGCTTTGAGAAGACGATCAATATAAGTTAATGCGGCCTGCAACCCGGCGTAAGTGCCCACTGCCTTGCCATATTCAAACGAAGCATCCTTACCTTCCAGTTGCCGCTTCATCGCGTCGTGTGCAACGCGAGCCTTGGCCAACTCCAATTCGTCAATGATGCGTTCAATCATGCGTTTTGTTTACCCTTTGAGATCATTGCAGGCGTTGCCTTAGGGTCGCCCTTAACACCCTTTGAGCCAGTATCAGCTCCCATCTTCCCGCCAGAAGGCATCTTCTGACCGTCCAATTTCACGCCCATCGCGAGCAACTTGTGCTGCTTGATAAATTGCTTTTCCATAACTCACCCCGTCTTAAGGATTGATACCCGTACCTGTTGAAACACCAACCTTCTCGCCCGTGATCGCTTCCATCGCGGCAATTTGCTTCGCCGTATCGTTGTCTTCACGGTTTGTCGTCATCTTAACTTCAAGCTCCGCAGCCTGACGGTTATCAAGGCGATCTTGCTTGAGCATCTCGCGCTGCATGTTGTCCTGTTGACGCTGCGCCGTCTCAGCCGCTGCCTGCTGGGCCTTCGCCTGTTCAAGCTGCAACTCGGCTTGCTTGACTTGCAAGTTCGCCTGATCGGCCTGCGCTTTACGCTGCGTCTCAGCCATCTGCACCGCCATGCGCGGATCTTGCGGCGCGTTCATACCCTGCAACTGCTGCAACATACCCACGGCCTGCTGCACGATCTGCGGAATCGCACCAAACGCCTGCGCAGCATTCGGCACGACCTTCTGAGAAGCCGCAGCCAGAAGCTGATCAAAGCTCTTCTTAACCTCAACGTCCTTGATCTTCTGGAACTCGCTGATGTCTTGACCCGCTGCCTTGGATGCAACCTCAAAGACATGGGTGGCATACCACAGCGCAATGTGCTCTTTGATGTGATTCAAGATGCTCGGCACAAAGGTCGGAGCCATCAACATCGAAGATCCCAAAATGGGACTCGTCAAGTAATCCAAGTGCGCCTGCAAGTGCGCGAGGTGATCCTGCTGCGGGAATGCCGACACCGGACGACCCAACGTCGCTGCGACGTTCTCGTTGATCGCATTCATCTCCTTCGGCTCGGGAGCCGGGATCAGCAGTTCCTTGGCGTTGGGGACCCGTAGCTGCTGAAGAATGCGCTCTTCAACTTTGCGAATGTTGTAGACCTGAGGGAGCGCCATCGCACGTTGGGACAGCGCCTGAACCTGAGCAAAACGCTGGGCCTCGGAGAAAATGTTCGGGTCCGAAACCGGCACCACATCCATCGGGCCTTCAAAGTCAGAACGCTTAACGAGCAACTGCCCAGTTTCGTCCTTAACCTCGTCGTCTTCCAGATACATCGCGTTGATGCGGTGCAACACTTTGAGAGTGCGACCCATCGCATCATGCAAGCGAGCGTGAATGGCGTTAAACACCACCATGCCCTGCTCAATACGCGCCAACTGCGTGCCAACCGGCATATTGCCCTGATTGTCGGCAATGTCTTCGAGCGTCGTGCGAACAACGCCCTTACCCGCATCAACCAAGAATCCTAGGAGCTGATACAGGACAGGCGATGGCTGATTAAACGGCAACGGCATCGCAATCTTGCGAATGTCATCGCTAAACGCACCACCCTCAATCTCTTTCACTTCCGTTGGATCAATACGCTCGGACTGTCCGCCTTCGCGACCGCCCTTGAGCTTCAACATGCCGGGGAAGTTCGCAATGTGCGCCGAATCTAAGAGTGCCCGTAAAGCACCCGTCGCCGCTGCTGAGATACCGCCAATCATCTGCGGGATGCCGATCGGATACGCACCACGCCACGGAACAAACGGGAACTCCACAATCCACTGCATCTCTTGCAGCGTCTCGTCGTCCTCTTCCCAGTTGCGATAAACCGCTAAAACTTTGCCCGTTACTTTGTCGATGGAGAAGATATACGGAGCCAGTCCATATTCCTCTTCGATGTCGGCAATGGCGTAAATCTCAAAGATCGTGCGCAGACCATCAACGTCATACGCGCTAGAGTCTCGGCCCTCAATCTTGTTGTTGGCCTGCTCAGACTTGGATACATCCGGCTCCATCGTCGTCGGAGCCAAATCCACATCCCGATACATGCCCGACTTCACGCGCTGGAGATACTCAATCTCCGTGACGTACTGAACGTGCGTCTTGCGCTCGGATGAATAAAAGTTCGTTGCCGCATAGGGCAGGTACACATCGTCGATGCCAACAAAGAGGGGCACCGGTCGTTTCTTGTTCGGATCGTAAGAGAGCTTGAGATACTGAGCGCCACCAAGCGGAACCTGAGTGAGCAACTGCTCTAGCTCTGCCCGGAACTCCGGCATCTGCTGGGTCATCTGCCAGTTCAAATACCGCG